CTTAACCGCGCTCACAGCATTTTGTATCACAAACCATACGATACGAATAATATTTGATTGCCAAAATTCTTGACGATTAGAAAACTTTAGTTCAGTTGGACGATCCAAGCTTTCAGCGGTTGCCAATGTACCAACCGAAACATCCCCAAAGAACGTTTCTGGAAGCCCCATAGCAGCTGCTACCATCAAAAGCAACCTACGCCCTTCCTCGGCTTTGGTCGTTGCGCCAGCAGTCTTTACAACGTCCAGTGCGACCTGGTTACTTTCGATCCATGTACTAGCCGTTGTTGCAGGGGGATTGCGCTCATAACTTGCACCGGCTGGATTAATGGTTGTTTGCAATCGCTGCTTGGTTGATTGAACAGCACTAGCGCCGCCCTCAGTTTTGAGCTTCATTGCAAAGCGTGCATACGCTTGCATAAGTGTTGCCCAATTTTCGAGAAACATACGATATGCACGCGCCCAATCCAAAGCTGCATACACTTCACTAACACCAAATTTCCAATCAGAAAAACCGCCCATTTTAATATGAAATACTATCCCATCACCAAACTTAGCATCAACTGGTAAACCCTGTTTGGCATCTTCTATGTACTGCCAATCTCGATAATACACAACATGCTCACTCGCATCAACTATTTGTGCTGTCAAATCATTTGTCGTGTAGTTAGACCAAACACGTTTGTAATACCATGGATCTTTTGCATCCTCTGGATTGCAAATAATATCGGTAATCTCAGCAAACGGTATTGAACGCACTCTAACACGTCCAGTACCCTCATGCACAAAAAACACAAGAAAGAGATTACCATCTAACTGCAATTCACGATCTTTTTGCAACAACGCTTGATGCGATGTAATTTCAACTTGATTTTTTGGATCATCTAAAAACTGTTGAATAACTGCATTGATTTGTTCGTCTTTAGCTGTAATGGTAATACCACGTCCAAACGTGTAATCAGACTGAACATTAACACCGCGTTGAATGAGCGGATTTTTTAAATAAAATGTACGCGCTAATCGTGAAATGGTTTTCAAACCGGATAGCGAAAACTCATTTGTTCGATACATGTCATATTGACGTATCCAACCAGCGTTTTCTAGTTGCAACTCTAATTCAGTTAAACGCTCTTGTAACGGTGTTTCGCCAGTGCGTACCCATTGATCAAGCGTTTCAACTAATGTATCAAGAGAACCATTTGATTGTTCAATACCATTAGTCATTATTTAATGTTGCTCAATGCGTCTTTTAACGCTACTATAATCGCCCAAAGTCTAGATTTAGTTAAAGCTTCATCTTTATTAATTACATTGTATTGTATTTCAGCGATACGCAACGCAGTTTCAATGTATGCTTTGATTGCATCCATTATTTAGCGCGTCCAATCTCTACCCAACCTTTAATCTCTAATTGAGCTGCACATAGATCACAAACTGTTTTTTGCTTCATTTCTTTTTGCATGATATGAATACCAGTAAACAAACTATCAAGCCAACATTTGCATTCAGCACATTTTGCAACTTCTTTATTTGTTGTTGTGTTTGCCATACGTGATAACTCCCATGCAGTTCTAATAAACATACAAACCAAAATGAAAAAGACTTTAATACGGGCTAATCGCATACCCATAATCTAATTCATCCTGATCTTGATACACTACGCTTTGCATCTCTTCCCATGTTATTGCGAGTTTATTGAATGCACCGCTTGAAGCATCAATTTGATCTTTGTATTTACCCCTAGGAAATTTCTCAGCTTCTTGTAAGTACGCCTCATTCCATTCTGCAACAACCAAACCTACATTGGATGCTTTTACTTGGATGGATAATGGATGTGCGCGGAGTTGTTTATCACCCTTATTCGAAACACTCTCAGAACGCGCATTAAAACCAACAAGAGTATTGATGACTGTGTTTTGCGCACTCTCTTTACCCCCTGATCCTGGTTCTTGCTCCATCCAAATGTACACATATCCTCTATACATTTGCTTGTCTAACACGGCGGTTTGACGTATTAGTTTCTCACGTGCAAAAGCTTCAAACTGTACACGCTGCACATCAATGATGATATACGAAACACCGTAGCGGCGCTTAGGGTCGTAACACATCAACACACCTGCTGTATACGCCCCTGCACCCTCTGTACCGGCCTTATCCCAATAGCGTACCAGTACCATATCTTCAAACCATTGAAACTGTTCAATGGTTTGAAAGCCAATTCTAGGTAGTAAACTACCACCTGGTTTTGTTGGTCGTTGTTGCTGTAATGCTTCAAAACTATCGGGATCGTTTGCACGCATCGTTGCTAGCGCCGCTAGATCATATTTATTCGGCCAAAGCGCATCGCCAAACGCTCGATAATCCATTGATGCGCGTTGACTTTCATCATCTAAAATAGCCGGAAATGAAAGCACTAACCACTTATCTGCATTCGGATCACTTTTTTGTTTTTCGAGCAACCGACCAACTAAATCATCTTCATGCCAACGCGTATGCATAATAACGATTGCACCGCGTTTACCCAAACGAGTGTAAAATGTGGTTGTGTACCATTCCCAAACGTTATTTCTAATCGTTTCAGATTGCGCTTCCATCTGATCTTTAAAAGGATCATCTATAATGCCGAGGCGCATCCCCATACCAGTGATCCCGCCTCCAACACCTGCACTACGGTAACGGCCTGAATGGCTAACAATCTCGAATATGTCACTATTTCTAAGATACTGCCCTTGCGAAGTGGAACGGATATTAACTTCGTTGAGCTTCGTACTAGGGAAAACGTGTTTGTATTCGTCACTACTAATTACCCTTTGAATATCCCTATTCATCATTGACGCTAAATCAGCGCCATACGATGTACCAATCACAGTTAAATCAGGAATGCGCCCAAATGCATATGCTGGTAATCGCCTACTAACCAATTCTGATTTACCTGTTTGCGGCGGAGCGCATAGTATTACCCTTTTCGGTGCATCAAACAAATAATCAGGATGACTAGCCGGTAACAATCCTCTCACAACATCGTTTAACACAGCTGCTATAGCCGCATGATGCCAATTCGTTTCATAATCAGGTTTAGTGTATTGAGTAAATTTTAAAAGATCAGTTTGAGCCGTTATTCGCGCTTGCAATTCAGTTTTACCGGCTTGACGTTCGGCATCAAATTGTTGTTTAGCTATTAATGTCGCTTCCAACACCAATGCTTTCAACGCTTTGTCTGAGATCATCTATTTCTTCTTTAAGATGTGTTGCGAAATCATTAACCTGTGACGCAAATTCACCTAGTTCATTTAAACGTTCTTCCATACCCATGTACATATTTGAAAGAGTATGGAGTTTATGTGCCATATTTTCTAATGCATTATCAATTCTCAAGCGGCGCTTCGCAATTAATTCACCTTGCGTGTATTGAATTTCTTCAAGATTTTCAACTACTTTTTCCAGTTTCTCCAACTTCACTTGTTGCGGATCTGACATGTTCATCCTCTAATGCTTCATTCATGGAAGCTGTTACATCTAATATATCCGCATTTGCCTCTAATTGCGCTTTAGCTTGCTCAATCATTTGCTGTAAATATTCTTCTGGATTAACACCAATTTGCTTTAGTTCAGCGCGCCAATTCACATTAATCTCAATTCGTTCACGGTATTTTTCAGGATTACGCGCTTTCAAAAGAAAGATAGCAGCTGTATCACTATAATCAGTCGTTTCTTTATAATGGATAATTCTACCTTGCCACATCATCGGCTCAGTTTTCGTAACACCAAACACAGCCCGATTGTATAATGCTGTTTCTAGATTTTCAGTTGATACTTTATCAGCATTTTCCCATTGTTTTGCAAATTCAGGATCAGCTCTACGCCATTCATAAACTGATGTGCGACTATAACCAGCTAGTGCCGCTGCTGTTGATACATTAGCGGTTCTCCCAAACTCTTCAAAGAAGATTGCATCTCTTTCAGTTGTACGCGTTGTATGATTAGCCATGCTATATCAAACCCGCATTTCAGTTTCACGATCCAAAACACAGCTGATCAATTCATTCACTTTATCAACAGTCATTACCTTATACCAGCGTGTTAGCGTTTTGTTAGCTTCACGAACAAACACATTAAAGTTGATTGTATCACCTGGTTGAATATTTCGTGTTGACAACATACTCATCGGTATGATTGTTTGCTGCATTGTATTCATTACTCACCTAATGTCTATTTAGCTCAACTATCAGTATCACTAATCCAATAAACTGTACTAACGCCAAAATACCATAAAATGCTAATACTCGATAAATTCTATGTGTCTCATCGCGTACAAACACGCGTAAACTAGCAAACTCTGCAACAGTTGCTTGCACAGTTGCAATCATAATATGTAATCGTTGATCGTCTAGTCTACGATCTGGTGTTGCATTAAATGGCGTTTGTTCTGCAACCGTTTCAAGTGCTGTAACCGATGCATCAAGCTTTGCAATTTTTAATTCAATCTCATCAATTTCGGTTAACACAGCCGGTTCGGTTGAATACCCAAAGCGTGCATACTTCAATTTTAATTCAGCTAATCGTGAGAAGTATGCATCTCTTTCCTCAGTCAATGCGAGTTTGCGTTGTACAACCGACATTCCAATCACAAACCAATTTCAGTATCTAACACAATGCGTGATTTACCATCTCGATACAATACCACACCATGTTGAAATACCTGAATAACCAAATCATCTTCATACAATGGATTTGATCGCGCTTCGCCCAACAATGCAGCTTTCTTAAACCACGCTTGGGGAATACCAAAATGGCGTGCATCAGGATACAATGGAACCACATTACCCCAAAGCGCCCAAATACCCTCATCTGAACCAACCGTCAAACTCTTTCGCCATGTTGCCCATGGAAAACCAGCCGGATCTGTTTTACGACCTGGTGCAACGTCCAAATGGCGTACAATGTTATCGAGCGAAACACTGTACTGATGTGCTTTCCATTCAACCAACCATGTCAATGCTGCAAGTTGAGTTGGTTCATACGGATCTTTTCCTGAATTAGTATTCACCAGTTCGATACCCAATGAACAATCATTGATGCTGGTTGTACCATCTTTATAGTGTGTTTCTAATTCACCCCATTTGGATTTACCAGCATGGTATGCCGTATCGTTGTCATCAACTAAACAAAAAATGTTTCCAAACTCATCAATGATATAATTGGTTGAAACCTCACTATGGGGATTACACAACCAATTTGCAGCGCTTTCGAGTGTATCACTTGCGGTTGCATGTACCACAATGATTTGAATTGGCTTTGCACGCCCTTTTGAGTAATTTCCCAATGGGCTTCTAAACCGTGTATTATTGACATCATAATTCATAGTAACCCCAAATTTTCAACACGCAAAAACGCCAAACACAGCGGTAGGGCTGCACTGGCGTTACACAAACCGAACTATTCACTTCACTGAATAGTATTAAATGCATTGGGATCTCTTGCTCGACATGGGAGCTTTTAGCAGCTCAACAATAAAATCATATCGGCATACCTATTATAACATTTCGTGTTACGTAAAGTCAATGGGTGTGCAGGGTGTCAACTCAAAATAATACGAGTAAACATTACTAAGCACGTTCTTTTACATCAGCTCAATAATGTGCAGGGTGTGAACCGTTTTTATAACTAACTAAGGGTGTGAAGGGTGCGCAACCTGTGCAGGGTAAAAGTGCTCATTCGCTTTATACAAAAAATCACATACTTTACATAATATAAAATATATTGTCACGTGACGTGAGAATATTTTATTAAAATATAGTTAAAATAGAATAAATAAATTTCTGTATAAAACGAATAAGACGTATACCCTGCACAGCCTGCACAGGGGGTAGTAGCAAAAAAGGTTGCACACCCTGAACGACCCTCGAAATAGCA